CTGCGGCAGCCCCACATGAAGTGGTACAGCGCGAAACTAGCGGAGAACAACCCAGATGAAGCTCATTGGACTTATCGACGCTTTGTCGCCCCTGGCGATCCTCAGTTCAAAGTTTGGCAGCCTCAGCTTCCTGAGAACTCCCTCCACCTCCCCGCCTCCTACTACGCCGAGCTTCGGAAGCTCTGGGCCCACCGACCCGACCTCGTCCGCCGTTTCGTCGAAGGCGAGTTCGGCTTCCAGCAGATTGGCAAGGCGTGTACGCCGCAATGGTCCGACAAACTCCATCTATCGTTGGGACTCACTCCACTCCCGCGTCTGGATGTTTACGCACTATGGGACTTCGGACACAACCCGACCTGCATACTTACGCAGAGGACGCCGCTGGGCCATTGGAACTTTCTGGACGCCATGGTTGGAGATGGCGTTGGCGTCGAGGAACTCATTCTCAACTGGGTCAAGCCCCTCTGGACGGAGCGATACAAGGGACTCCGCTGTGAGCTTAAGCATATCGGAGACCCCGCAGGGCTCACCCGCGAGCAAACGAGCACGAGCCGTAGTGCGGTGCGGGCCGTCAAGCAGCTGCTCGGCGGAACCTGGCGCAGCGGCCCAGTCAAGCTGAGGGAGCGGCTGGACCCACTCCAGGCCGCCCTGACCCGCACTGTGGGCGGCCGAGGGATGATCCAGGTGGACCGCGAGCGCTGCGCCTCCGTCTGGCACGCGCTGAGGGGCGGCTACTACTTCCATGTGAGCCGGGGCGGCATCACCTCGGGCGAGCCGGTGAAGAACATCCACTCGCATCCTGGCGACGCCTGCGGCTACGGCGCTGCCATCCTCTACCCAATGGGCCGCTCCCAAGGCGCCAAAGGCGCCTTGGGGCTGGACAAAGGCGCGGCGGGAGGTTACTTTGACCGAGAGGCCCCTCAGCCCATCATAGGAAAGCGCGTTCCGGCCCTCTGGACGCCACCCGCACACGGAGCACCACTCTAATGGCCGACGCAGCTACCACCCCCAAGCCGACCCTCACCAAGACGGACGACGGTTACCTCGTCGCTAGCTGGGCCGGCGCCCTCAACGGTGTCGCCACGGGCGGCCAGGTCTGTATGTCCCGCATCAAGCCGGGCTCGATGTCGCTCCAGGTGGGGGGCACCTTCGGCTCGGCCACCGCCGTCCTCCAGGGCAGCAACGACGGGACCAACTTCGTCACCTGCAGGATGGCCGCAGCCATCGCAATTGCGGGTACGCCCGACGCCGCCTCGTTCACGGCCGCAGGGGCCGGGAAGGTGCTCGATGACGCTTTCCGCTTCTACCGCATGAGCACCTCTGGCGGCACTAACTCCGCCGTCACCATGCTACTCGTCGCGATGCGCGACTAAGGGGTCCCCCAATGGCGGACGAGAAGCCCCTCCAGGGGCCTACTATTGAGAACCAGGACAAGATCGTCCCGGTCCTGAAGGGGTACTTCCAAGAGGCGGACAACGCCCGGAAGGGCGGCCTGAACCCCAGGGACGATAAATGGACCCAGAACCTCCACCTCTACTGGAGCCGCTTCGACAACTCGAAGAAGGCCTCGTGGCAGGCGAAGGAGGTCCTCCCGGAAGTGCCTGCTTTCGTGGACCGCTTCGCGGCCGCGCTGAAGGAGGCGCTGGTCACGGGCCCAGACGGCTTCTACTCCATCGACGATCCGGCCGATGTTGAGGGGGACCTGACCCAAGCCGTCAAGCGCATGAATGACTGCTGGCTCTCCATGACGGGCCGCAACCAGATGGGCACCTGTCTGGGCTTCCCGGCCGTCTTCGAGGAGCAGATCAAGATGGGCGCGCTGATGGCGTGCTCGTCGGTCACCCGCTGGGACGCCAGTTATGGCAAGTACGGGCGGGTCGCTATCGAGACGGTGGACCCGCGCAACGTCTGGCTCGACCCCACTTATCGGAACCTGTACAGAATTCGCCGTATCGAGCTGGACAAGCACGAGCTGCGGTCGATGGCCCTGCAGAAGGACAAGAAGGGCGACCCCATCTACAACATGGAAGCCATCGACCAGATGGTTTCCCACATCGAGCTTGACAGCGAGCGGCAGAAGCAGGACCTGACCGGCCACGGCGCGGGCCAGACCAGCACCCGAACGCCCATCACGATGGACGAGTACCTCGCGACCGTCGTGGACTCCTCGGGGAAAGTGCTCGCGAAGGACGCTTTGATGGTGGTGGGGAACGGCCAGTACCTCATCCGTGGGCCGGAGAAGAACCCCAATTGGCACGGGCGCGATTGGCTGACCTACTCGCCCCTCATCATCACGCCCCTCTCCGTCTACGGCCGAACCTACATGGAGGACTTCGGCTCCCTGGCCCAGACCCTGAACATGCTGACCAACCTCATCCTGGACGCCGTCCAGATGAGCACGATGAAGGCCTACGCGGTGGTCCCGGCGATGCTCTCGGACCCCACCCAGCTCGCGGGCGGCATGACGCCGAACAAGCTTTTCCACCTGGAGGACGGCAACCGTCCCGAGGACTTTATGAAGAGCATCGACCTGGGCACGATGGGCCCCGATGCGATGGCGGTCTGGCAGACCATCAAGAAGGAGCTGACCGAGGCAGCCAACCAGAATGAGATCGGGCTGGGTGGCTTCGCCCCGAAGGGTCGGACGAGCGCGACGGAGATCAGCCAGACGCAGGAGTCGAGCAGCGCCGTCATCCGCAGCATCGCGCAGACCGTCGAGGCCAGGGTGCTCAACCCGCAACTCGACCTGGTTTGGAAGACGGGCCTCCAGCACATGAGCCCGAATGACCCGATGCTCAAGGCGGCGTGCGGGGAGGACCTGTTCGGGGTGCTGATGTCGCGTCGGAGGGAGCTGGCCAGCCGCCCGATGACCTTCCAGGCGCATGGCATCAGCTCGATGATCCAGAAGTCGCGCATGCTCAAGTCCCTCCTGCAGCTGATGAGCTTCCTCTCCCAGTCGCCCGAGCTGCTCGGGGAGTTCATGAAGCAGGTAGACCTCGGGAAGTTCATCAAACTGCTCTTCAAACTGTCCGACATCGACATCACCAAGGTGACGATGTCCCAGCGCGAGGCGATGATGCAGCAGACGGCGCAGGCCTTCCAGGCCGCCCAGCAGCAGGCCCTCGGTGCCCAGGGGGTTCCCCCGGGCGAAGGCGCCCCGGAGGCCCCTGGCGGGGCCGCCCCGGAGATGCAACAGGTGGTGCAGTCACTAGGGATCGGACGGGAATGACCCAAGAAGCACGGGAAATTGGGGAAGTCGCCCACTTGGCGCGCTTCCAGGGGATGCTCCCCTATATCGAAGACGCCATTGGGAAGATGCAGCAGGCCGTAGTGGCCCGCGCCAAGTCCCACCAGACCAACGGGACCCTCACCGGGGACCTCGCCCTGGCCCTTTGGATGGAGTATCTGGCCAATGAGAAGCTGCTTTCCCGCCTGGGGAGCCGGGAAAGGGCCGCCCAGGGGACCGCTGCAAGGCTCGCACCCCTATTGACGCCACCCCCTGGCGCGTCGTAAGGTCCAATTCCTGCCCGGGGGCCCTTTCCTCTGCCTGCGCCCCGCGCACGGCGGCCCTCGGGTAGGCCCAAACTGACGGAGAGACGAGATAATGGCACGAGTGACGACCAGGCGCCGCCAACCAGCGGCCGAAACCGAGTCGGGCGGGGACATCTTCGCCCATTTCGAGCGTCACGGACGCTCCCTCAACGACGGAACCCCCGCCACTCCAGCCCAGAAGACGGAAGTGGACAACGCAGCCCTCATCGAGCGTATTTCCCGCCTGGAGGGCTCCCTTGAGGAGGCCCGCGCCAGGGGCCCCTATGCGGCGCCGGCTGCGCCGGCGCAAACCCAGACCCGAGTAGCGGCGAAAGACGTCAAGTTCGACCCCACCGGCCTCCCCGACCCCCTCGAAGACAAAGACAAGTACAACACTGAGCTGGCCATCCGCATCAACGCGGCGATGCAGGCTCAGGCCGAGGCAGTGCGCCAAGAGGTGACCCAGAAGTTCCAGGGCGAAGGCGCCTCGGAGCGGCTCTGGCAGGGCTTCACCAAGCAGCACTCAGAATGGGCCGAGTATCCCGAGCTGGTCGAGACTGTAGCAGTTCGTGTTACACAAGACGCCATCGCCAAGGGGATCGACCCGCAGAAGTACATGTTCCAGAACACCGAGGCCTTCTACGCGGACGTAGCGAAGCAGCTGAATGACCGCTACGGCGCCGTGGTTGACGGCGACCGGCGAGAGCCGGGCGAGCGCCGTGGCCAGCGCCAGACCGACCCCAATGAGGACGACGGCCGCGCCGTCGCCACCTTCGGCGGCCAGGAGTCTGGCGGCCGCTACAGTCAACGCAGATCGGCAGAGAACGAGGGCCCCGGCATGATCGAGGACCTCCACGCCATCCAGAGGAAAATGGGCATCTTCTAACCGCCCCACGAGATGAGGGATGCCCGGCGTCAATCCGGGCTGACCTCGGAGGGGGCGGTTCCCCGTCGCCGCCCCCTCCATAATTTGGAGACCGCAATGAAGGCTATCGCCCTCGCACTCGGCGCCCTACTCTGGGCCATCTCAGCCTTCTCCGCCCGGGCCGAGGAGACGGTCTTCGCCGAGCAGGCCATCCTCCGGGCCGGTCTAGTTTGCGATACCCTGGACGAGGCGGCGGGCTTCACTGACCTCGCCGACCAAGGGGACCGGGCCGAAGCCGTCTCAGCCTACCCGGGCTGCGGGATGCTCGCCCGGCCGATGGCCGTCCGTATCCTCGCAGTGGGGACCATCCTCACCGTCAAGGGGGAACGGACCCTTTACCGCTACGAGCCGCTGAATGGTGCGGCTCATCAGTTTGGCGTCAGTGCCCCCTCTCCGCGCCGGGGTGCTTGACAAGCTACGTGAAGTGGTGCGATTGTGACTGAACCGGCGGGAACTGGTAACTAGGAGCGACTCTCAATGTCCTGGACTTTCGACGCCCCGACCGGCACCTACCGCAACCACGCTCTGTCCTCGGACATTCGGCGTGAAGCCATTGCGGACACGCAGTTCATGAAGTTCATGCGCGCGGAACCCGGCTTCGGTAAGAAGAAGGGTGACACCGTCACCATCACTCGTGTCCTCAAGCTGCCGCTCGCCGGTCGCGTCTCCGAGACGGAGAGGCTGCCCAGTGGTCGCCCGGCCATCGAGACCAAGCAGGTCTCCGTGAGCCAGTGGGGCTACAAGGTCCCTGTGACCGAGTTCGAGACCCACCTGACGCACTTCAATCTGATGGACCCGATCCAGCAGACCCTCCGCGATCAGATCACTCTGACCATGGACGCGATGTGCGCCTCGGCCCTCAAGCTGACCCCGCTGAAGTACACCCCACTGTCCACCGGTGGTGAGTTCGTGACGGACGGCACCGCCGACTCCCTCTCGAACCGCAACCTGGAGGTACAAGACCTTCGGCGCATCCACGACCGTCTGCACGGCGACCTGAAGTGCCCGAAGTTCAAGAACGGCCGCTACGTGGGCATCCTGTCCACCCGCGCTGCTCGCGGACTGAAGAACGACGAGACCTACAAGGACTGGTTCGCCCCGTCCACGAAGGACCCCCTCGTCACGGGCAAGCTGGCCTCCAACCTCGAAGGGTTCGACCTCTACGAGAGCAACCACACTGACGCTCTCGCGGACCTGATCGGCTCCTCGACCACGACTGGCGATGGCGTCTTCTTCGGCGCCGACGCGGGTGGTCTGGTGAAGATCATGGACCCGGAAATCCGCACGGGCATGCCCGAGGAGCTGGGCACCTTCCGTGAGGTTGGTTGGGTCGGCACCATCGAGGCCTTCCTCGTCTGGGAGCGCCCGACGATGGCCCGCGTCGTCCACCTGGCCTCGACCTGATCCGGTCGTTAAGGAGAAATTGAAATGAGCCACGATCTGATCCAGCAGTACTTCCAGGTGTCCGCCGCCGACACGCCGAACATCGACTCCGCAGGCGCGGTAGCCGAGTTCGTCTTCGCGCAGCCGGTCATCATCACCAAGGTCGGCATCATCGCCACGACCGCCGTCAACCCTGACAACAGCGTCGCGCTCACTGCAACTCTGAGCCGGCGTCCCGTTCTGGGCAGCTCTTCAAACGCTGTGACCCTGGGTGTGTTTACGATGCTGGCGGCTAACGCCTCCAACCTCGCGGCCGGAACTGGTGTCTACAAGGTGTGCGCCATCGTCGATAGCGACGGTGAGACGGCCGAGGACTACTCTGCCACGCAGGGTCGTGCTCGCCGGTTCGAGGCCCCGAACTCGAACATCACCCCGCCCATCACGAACGACTACGCTTGGCTCATCCTGCCGGGCCAGTCCTTCGCGATGACCCTCGACACGAACGCCGAGGCGGACAGCGGCGCGGTCATCAGCTGGGTGGAGTACATCCACGCTGGCTTCGCAGGAACCGCGCGTCTGGTGAACTACACCCGCGACACCTCGAACGATGCGACCTGATCTGAGTGAGGGGGCGGAAGCCCCCTCCACTTAGGAGAACACGAATGGCTCTCTACGGCAGTTTTGCAAAGCACCGCCACCTCGATGAGCTGGCCGAGAACCTGCAGACCGCAGGCGGGAACCTGACCCCCGCCCAGCGGCGCCAGCTGATGCTGAACAACCTCTTCGGCAGCACCGGCCTAGTCATCCCGAACGCCCCGTCCCTCGTCGTGGACAGCGGCGTCGGCACCGTCACCACCTCCTCGACCACGGTCGCGACGGAGAGCGGCTCGGACGACTTCCACAACACCAAGCTGGTGATGACCAACTTCTCGCTGGGGGACATCGCCGACAACGCCTCTCTCGCGATTGGCGCCAAGTTCTACACCTTCCCGGCCGGTGACATCTTCGTGAACGACATGGTCATCGCGGGTGTCTTCTCCGCCGCCGTTGACGATACCTCGCAGACCCCGGAGTACGGCGTCGGCTCCACCATCGGCACCGGCGCGGTCGCCACCCTCTCCACCACGATGGAAGACTACATCGACGGTGGCGCTGCTGGCGGTATGATTGGTGGCACCGCAGTCATCCCCGACCTGCTCGGCACCACCGTAGTGGCGAAGGGGATGCTGGAGACCATCCACGGCGGCAACTGGATCAAGGCTTCCGGCGGCCTATCGCACGATCTCTTCCTTAACGCGGCCGATGCCTGGGATGACGTCACTGCGGTGGCGCCGCTCCTCTTCACTGGGACCATCACCTTCCGCTGGAGAAAGATCACCTAATGATGACCGCGTATGCCTATAAGGACTGCCCCAACTGCCGCCTCGGTGGCTGTGAGGCTCCCTTCGTGCTCCTCTCGGGCGACAGCCGAGTTCGCACTGCCCCGTGGGTGTGCGGAAAGTGTGGCTGGGACTCGAAGCAGGTGGACCTTGATAAGGGCTACATCTACCACGGCGCCGAGGAGCCCCCGACCGTGGCTGAGGTCATCGCCGAGATGAAGCCGGGCTCGGGCTCGACTGTCGGCGAGGTCCTGGACGACGCGGTGGCGGTTGTGACCCGCTCCCCGCGCAAGCGCCGGAAGGGCCGCGCTACCGAGTAACGAAGGAGACGGGAACCATGGCAGACCGAAAGATCGACTACGACAGAGGCGTCTTCATCAGGACCGCACCGGCCCTGGGTATGGACGTCTTCATGTACCGGGACACCCCCGGCGTCTACCTCAACGCCCACGGGCACGAGGTGGGTGAGGAAATTGCGAAGATGGCCGGCTTCGATGTCGTCCGCTTCGCCATTCAACGGCGCCGTAAGGAGGCGCTGTCGGCCGCAGCCAGGGCAGTGGATGCCGAACTCCTGGCCACTGAGACGATGGACAAGATGACCGTCGTCAAGGAGAAGGGCGGGTATCAGATCGTGGCGCTGACCTCTGGTCGGCATCAGGTGAAGGACCCGGACGGCAATGTTCTTACCCAGGGCGTCGTTCTCACACTCGAAATGGCCGAGAAGGTACTCGACTCGATTATCCTGTCGGAGACGCAGCAGGCCCAGGCCCGGGCGAAGCCGGAGACTCCTGCTGGAGCTGGAGTTCGAGGAGGACTTCGAGCTGGAGGAGCTACCCCTCTTCGGACCAACTGAGGCAGGCGGATAGCCCATGGCCACCTACTCTGAGCTACAGACGGAAGTAGCCACCAACCTCATCGACGTGCCGACTGCCGTCCAGGCGCTGATTGGGACCTATCTCAACCGGGCGCTGAAGACGCTGCAGACGCGGCATAACTTCGAGGTTATGAAGGCGAAGACGGACGTGCTCATCACGCAGCCGGACACCCGGGTGCTGGCCGCCGTCCCATCGAACTTTAAGGAGTTCAGGCTGGACCCCGTCAACGGCGTGGGTCCATATATGATCCACGCCTCTGGGGACACCCAGGAGCTGCAGGTGGGCTACGGCCGCGCCTCCGTCGAGGCGGACATCCCGACCGATGCCGGTGGCGAGAACGAGGACGAGACCGTCATCGGGCCGCCCCAGATCATCCTCCGCAGCGAACCCTCCGACGAGGCGGGCTCCTCGAACTTCGAGGTGTGGCCCCTCTCGGACGGCCTCTCCCTCTATGCCAACTCAGATGCGGGCGAGTACCGCATCGTGATCCCCTACTGGAAGTACCTAACCGCCCTCTCGGCCAGCGGCGACACGAACTGGTTCACGGTCAACGCCGAGGAGTGGCTCATCATGCAGGCGACCGCATATGGGTTCTTCACGAACGAGGACGAGGAGCGGGCCACCGTCTGGACCCAGCGGGCGGCCGAGAAGCTCAACGAGGTCATCGGGCGGGACAAGCGGCTCCAGATCAGCCGCGTACAGACGCTTATCCCCCATACCGACGCTTTTGCGGCCCGGCACACCCATCGCAGGGACCCTTTCTTCACCCGATGAGTTCGTGCTAGACTGGGGGCCCACTAGAGGACCCCCAGCATGAGCAGCCCGCCCTTTACCCCGAATGAGACGCTCCCGGAAGACACCGGGGTCGTCTCCATCTTCCCCAACCAAGAACGCACCTTCCGCGAGATCATCGAGTCGTGGCTGCTCTTCGAGCACTCGAACACGGGCCACCACGAGTTCGTCGCGGACACCACCGTGAACATCGACGGCGACTCCACCTGGGTCGTGGGGTCTGTCGCGTATGACACGACGCTGGGGAAGTTCCGCTTCGTCACCGGCATCGGCCCCGTAACGTGGCTGTCCATCGGCCCGGAGTTCCCATCCGGGACCAAGATGCTCTTCGGCCAGACCACTCCGCCCGCAGGCTGGACCAAGGTCACCGACGCAGCCTACCAGGACGCGGCCATCCGCTGCACTACCGGCAGCGTGGGCCCCACGGGCGGCACGGCCGCCTTCGAGACCGCCTTCGCAGCGCGGACCATCGTCCAGGCCAACCTACCCGCCGCCGCCCTCGCCCTCTCCGAGACCGTCGTCACCTCTCTGTCCGTCTCCCTGCCCTCGCAGGGTACGGCGTCAGGCTCGGGTGGTGGCCCGGTCTGCGTCCTCTCCACCGCCTCGGTCGTGGGGAATGAGACGGCCGTCACCGCCGCCCTGGGCGGGTCCTCGACGGCGATGGACTTTGACGTGAAGTTCGTAGACGTGGTGCTAGCAACGAAGGCGTGACAATGACGGGAAAACCAGCGGGCCCCAAGGGCCAATACTGCCAACTCGCGAAGCGGGACTGCTCCCATCCCAAGGCGTGCCAATCGTGCGTCTTCTGGCGGGAGATGGAGGTCACCCGCGCCGGGAAGACGAAGATCGAGTGGGACTGCGCCATGGCGTGGCCCATTATGATCGGCGGCGTGGCGAACGCCCGGCTTGACGCCCTGACCGTCTCGACGCAGGAGATGCGGAACGAGTTCAACGCGATGAAGGAGGCGATGGGGCAGCTGATCGTCCAGCTCGCAGCGGCGAGGAACCGCGCGCTGCCCCCACCCGAACCGATGAAGCTGATCGGGGAGGGCACGGGCGACCCGATGCTGCCCCCTTACCGAGTGACCTGTGAAGATGGCCAAGAGCAGCGCAGTAATTAACCCGAACCTGGGCCTCTACTACGGCCTGGACGCCCTGATGGTCCCCTCGCGGGGCCTGCAGGACGGCCGCAACTTCCGCATCAAGCAGGGGAAGGTTGGGAACGTCAACCTGGGGTGGCAGGAGCACTCCGCGATTGACTTCGTGGACCCCATCATGCTGATCGACACGTTCTACATTAGGTCCGCCGCCCAGAAGCAGGTCATCGCCACCACCAAGAACGTCTATGAGTACGACCCGGAGAACGACACCGCCCTCTACCTGAACCGCCGCTACTCGACCGGGACCGTCGCGCATGACGGCGCGAACCCGACCGTCGTGACTGGGACGGGCACGGCCTGGACCACGGCCGGTATCAAGGCGGGGGACATGATCCACTTCGGGAACGCCTCACAGCGCTCCCTCTCCGCCGTCTGGTGGGAGATCGACACCGTCACGGACAACACCCATCTCACCCTCACCGCTGACGCGGGTGCGGCCCTGGGCGCGGGCGCCGTGTACACCATCCGCCGCACCTTCACGGGCGACATCACCGACTTCTGGGACAGCGCGACCTTCACCGCCCCCGACGACGGGCTCGGCGGAGTGGGTGATGACCTCTTCTTCCTCACCAACGGGGCCGAGTTCGTCCATACCTGGGACGGCAGCGCCACCCAGCTAGTCGAGCAGAGTGGGATGAACTTCCTCTGCAAGCAGCTGTTCGTCTACAAGAACATGATGATCTACGCGAACCTCACCTATGGGGGTGAGTCGCTGCCGACCGGGATGATTAACTCGGATGCGGGCCAGCCCCTCAACGCGGGCGACGACGGGACGGGCCTCAGCGAGCAGTTCCGCGTGAACGATGGCGTGTTTGAAATCCTGGAGGTCGAAGACATGGGGGACAACCTCGTCTTCTACTCCCGCGACCACGTCACCCTCTGCCAGTTCGTGGGCGACCCGCTCATCTTCATCTTCCGCGAGGCAGGCGAGGGCGTGGGCCCCCTGGCGGGCCGACTGGTGGCCGACTTCGGCGACTACCACGAGTTCATCGGCGCCGACGCGCAGTACCTCTTCGACGGCGTGACCCTCTCGACGGTCAACCAGCAGGTCTGGCGCGAGGTGCTCCGCACCCGCGACGCCGCGCGGCAGCACTTCGGCTTCCACCACTTCGACGAGGAGAACGGCGAGCTGATCTGGGCCATCCCCCTCACCTCGGACGCCGGGGTGGGCGACGAGGATGCCCCGCCCGAACAGGCCTTCACCGAGCACTACCTGGAGGAGGTGGGCGACAAGACCCCGACCCCCTTCTCCCGCCGTGACTTCCCCTTCCTGACGCCGGGGACCGGCACGGTTCAGGGCGCCCTGACCTGGGACGACATCACCGAGACGTGGGACCAAATGGTGATCCGGTGGAACGACTCGCAGCTCTTCACCGCCTTCCCCCTCAACCTCATGGGCGACGCGGACGGGACGCTGTGGAAGATCAACACCATCCAGACCGGCGACGGGGACTTCCTGCCCAGCTACGTGCGCAGTGGGCGGCGCGCGACCGGCTCCGGGCGCGAACGCAACCTCCTGACCCGCACCTACCCCTTCGCCGAGCAGCTGAACCAGACCCTGGACGTGACGGTCAGGATGATGGACCACGCCGCAGGGCCCGCCACCATCGTGGACACGCAGGAGTTCGACACCACCCTGCCCGAAGGGCGGCACTTCACCGTCCACTACCGGCGCGGGCGCTTCTTCGAGAACCAGTTTGGGACGGACGGTGAGCCGTGGACCATCTCGGGGTGGGACAATGACATCAGACAGGGAGGGATGCGATGACGAGAGAGATGAAGCGCGCCGCTATCGCCGTGGGCCGCCGCTACGGCGCCAGCCCCCAGGCGCGAGCCCGAATGATTGAGGAGAACTCCCGGCTCACTTGGGTCGGGCACTGCCGGAAGTGCAAGAAGACGGTGAAGGGCACCCCCTCGAAGCTGCGCAACCACGTATGTGAGGAGCCGAGTGGCCAATAAAGTCCTCATCTCCCCGAACCAGGGACGGGCCGGGGAGGAGATCGCCAAGACGATGGCGGGCCAGGCGCTCGCCAACCTCCGCACGCAGACCGAGCACGCCACTCGGCTGAACAACTCCTTCATGCTCGACGGGACCGAGCCGATGCAGGCCCCTCTCCCCCTCCAGCCCGTCCCCACGGCCGACCTCCCGCCCGCCTCCGAGCACGAGGGCGAGACCCTCTACGACGAGACCCTCCAGCGGATGGTCTACTCGAACGGCGCCGCGTGGGTCCCTGCGCCGACCCCCAGCGAGGTCACCGAGCAGGCCCAGGACGCAGTGGGGACCATCCTAGTCGACTCATCCACGATTGACTTCACCTACGACGACTCGGTCCCCTCCATCACAGCCGTCGTGAAGGACGACTCCATCGACGCCGTCCACATCAAGGCGAACGCGATTGGCACCAGTGAGCTGGCCGCCACCTCCGTCACCCCGGGCACCTACACGAACCCCTCCTCAGTCGTTGTAGACGCGGATGGGCGTATCACCGGTGCCGCCTCGGGCGACAACCCCGGCGTCGCGCTGCTCGCCTCTGGCTCCGTCTCGAACGCGGCCACGCTGGACATCGCCCTGGGCGCCTTCACCGGCTCGGAGTCGATTGAAATTCACCTGTACTCCTTCCTCCCCGCGACGGACGGCGTGAACCTCCGCGTCCAGTTCTCCACGGACAACGGCTCGACCTGGATCGCGACCGGCTACAACCACATCAGCTTCGCCAACGATGACGCGACCGGCTCGGGCTTCGGTGCCTTCAGCGGCTCGGACACGGCCATCCCCATCAGCTCCACCACGGGCGGCGCCATGATCGGCAACGGCGCGGCTGAGGGGATCAACTCGAAAATCCTCCTGCTCGGGTTCCAGAAGACGGGCGTCTGGCCCAGGATCAGTCACCAGGGCTACTACATCTCCAACGCGGCCACGCCTACGGGGATGTCTACCTTCGGCGGCGGCTCGAACGAGACGGCCCAGGACTGTACGGGCATCCGCCTTGCTTTCAGCTCGGGCAACATCGCCTCGGGCTTCTACCGCGTGTATGGGTGGAAGTGATGCCCCGCACACTGAGAGTTCCGCCCCTCCCACCCGTGATCCAGATGCAGGACCGCGCGGACGGGACGTGGTGGACCCTGACCCACCGCCAGTCGGACAACCGCTGGGCGGTAAGCGACGTCACCCTGCCCTTCGCCATCCGGGGCGAAGTCCAGCGCTGGGGGCCGTATGACGGGCCCACGGTGGACTGGGGGCACGGGACTATCCGCCTTCTCATCCGGGGTGGCCGGATTGGCTACGAGATGGTAGACTATGGGCTGGCTACGACTGACCGGGATAACGCCCGGGTTATGACCCGACGTGGAACTACCGCCTACTCCCTGGAGATGACCCGGGGCGGTTGGACCAACGAGGGGGACACCCTGGGCTGGCAAGTCGGGCTTGGAGTTGAGACGTGACCGAGTATCTCTTCCTACGGACCATTGACGTCACCGAGGCGCTCATCATCGAAGTCCTGGGCTACACCCCGGCCGACGATGCGGACCTGACTGCGCATATCGTTGACACCGTCGCGGCCCACGCCGCCAGCGCCATCTCCAACACCCCCGCTGGGACCATCTCCGCCACCACCGTCCAGGCCGCAATCACGGAACTGGATGGCGACATCACGGCCCACCTCGCCGACCTCGTGGATGCCCACGACGCGAGCGCGATCTCCTTCTCCCCCACGGGCGGCATCGCTGCGACCGACGTGCAGGCGGCCATCGCCGAGGTGGACTCCGAGAAGCTGTCCATCACCAGCACCGCGTATCGCCAGCGGCAAGTTTCCCTCACCCCCTTCTACGTGAGGGTGGACGGGAACAACTCGAACAACGGACAGGCGGACACGGCAGGCGGCGCCTGGCTCACCCCTGCGGGCGCTTTCTCCTGGCTCGCAACCTACTTCGACGTGGGGAATATCAAGCCGACCGTCAATATCCAGCCGGGGACCTACGCGCCATTCACGGTCGCTCACCCCTGGGTGGGAACCTCCTACGTCAACTTCCAGGGCTTCCCGACCATCTCCGCCACGGGGATGGCCAACAACGGCTCGGGCCTGATCCGCGTCTCGGGCGACTTCACCGCCGCCATCGCGGCTGGCCTCGCGACGGGCTTCAAGGTGTGTATCCGCGAGACGGTCGGCACGACCGAGGCGAACAACACCGACGCGAACCCCGTCTGGACCATCACGGTCATCTCCAACTCGGCGATTGACCTCCAGGGCTCGACCTTCACCAACGCCTGGGTGAGCAACGGGAAGATCGTCACCACCATCATCGCCGCGACGGGCGCCTCGCAGACCTGCGTCTTCGCGACGGACAATAACATCATCGACCTCCGCAACGTCTACCTCTACAACGGGGGCTTCGCGGGCTGCATCGGCATCAAGATCAGCCAGGGTGGGATCATCGACCCGCGCGAGATCACCTACGGGCCGCTCTCGATCCAGCGCCAGGCGACCGACAACGGCGGCGGCATCAACGAAGCGGCCAAGAACTACACCATCGGCTCCTTCTCGCAGGGCGTGCAGGCCTTCAAGAACAGCCGCGTCAACCTCTTCTCCACGCACTACATCGCCGGTGGGCTGGCGATGGACTACTACCTGAACATCCAGAAGGGCGCCGTAGTCTCCACCGGTGGCGTCGCGATCACCTTCGACGGCGCAGGCGCAGGCACGGGCATCACTGGCCAGCGCTTCCTCATCTCCGACGCCTATAAGGAGGATGCCGGGACGACCTGGCCCGGCACCGTCGCCGGGACGGACGACGCAGTGCGCGGCCCCAGCGCGGCGGTGACGAACAACACCATCGTCGGGTGGGACGGCGTGACGGGCAACCTCGTCAAGCAGCTCTCGGCCGCCAACGCGAAGTCTTATCTGGCCATCGTCGCGGCGGATGTCTCCGACTTCACCGAGGCGGTGGAGGACGCAGTGGGCGCTATCCTTGTCGCTACGGAGGCCACGGGCGACCTCGATTGGACCTACACCGATGGCTCCTCGGCCCTCTCTGCTATCGTCAAGGCGGCCCGCTTCAGCACGCCCGGAGCCATCGGCAACACCTCGCCCTCGACCGGCGCCTTCACGAACCTGAACCTGGGGCAGCTGGCTGGCTACCGCAACTTCCTCCACAACGGCGCCATGGCCGTTGCCGGGCGCGGCGCGGGCCCCTTCGAGTCCACTTCGGTGTTCCCGAACAACGACGCGGCGATCCTGCTGGACCGCTGGCGCATCATCTCGGACGGCAACGACGTGGTGGACGTCTCGCAGAACACCGCCACCGTTCCGACTGGTGGGAAGTACTCCCTCGCGCTCGATGTCGAAACGGTCAACCTCAAGTTCGGCATCGTCCAGGTCATCGAGTCGCGGGACTGCCCGGCCCTCCTGAGTGGCACCCAGCAGGTTACCTTCAGCTTTAAGGCGAAGGTTTCCTCCACGACGAAGCTGGACAACGTCAAGGCCGCGATTGTCTCCTGGTCTTCCACGGCGGATGGGACGCAGACCGACCCCATCTCGGCATGGAACGTGGAGGGCACGAACCCGACCCTCAAGTCGAACTACACCTACGAGAACACGCCCGCCAACCTCAACCTGACTACCTCGTTCGCCACCTACTCCGTCACGGCGACCATCGACACGGCCTCGACCAAGAACATCATGGTCATGATCTGGTCGGACGTGACGGACACGACGCTCGGCGACTTCCTCTACATTACGGAGTGCCAGCTGGAGCCGGGCGTCTCCGCGACCCCCTTCGAGCACCGCCCATACGCGCACGAGTCGGTCCTCTGCCAGCGCTTCCTCCCGGCATGGCCGGCTGGCAACATGAACGGCTGGTCGGGCGGCGGCCAGGCCACCTCCAGCTCCTCGGCCGGGCACTACTTCATGTTCTACTGCCCGCCGCGTATCGTACCCACCGGCGCCACCGTGAGCGCCGCGACCGACTTCTCCGTGCTTGACGCCACCTCTACCCTGCGGGCCTACACCGGCCTGTCCTTCAACACCGCCACGGGGCTGCTCGTGCAGCTCAACGGCAGCGGCGCGTCCTCCCTCACCGCAGGGCACCACGCGGCCATCTACGGAGAGAACGCTAACGCCTTCCTTGTCGCAACGGGAGCTGAGCTATGACCTGGGGACCTTGGAAGTACACGGACGAAACCCGCCGAGTGGCGGTCCGAGAGCACAGCTCGGGCGCGCAGGAGTCGCATCTAGTCACGGTCGAGGTGGTTGCGGAAGCCCTCGCCAAGGGCGAAGTGGCCGAGCCCGACGCGAAGCCGGTCGAGAAGGAGAAGACGCTCGATGAGAAGCTGGCCTCTATCGGCCTGACCCTCGCCGAACTAAAGGACGCTATAGCTAAGACGGAGACGTGATATGGCTACTTTCGAGTACATGGGCCCTCGCTACGCGAGTTGGCTCAAGATCGCCCAGGTAAAGCCCGAGTGGCAGGGCGCGATTGACCGCGCCGCCAGGACCCTCCTGGCGGGGAAGGAGCGCTACCAGGCGATTGAGCGGCAGACGGGCGTCCCCTGGGGCTGGATCGCGGTAGCCCACTACCGTGAGTGTAACGGCGATTTCAAGGGCGTCCTCCACAACGGGCAGCGCATCGTCGGGACGGGCCAACGGACCACCATCGTCCCAGCTGGCCGGGGCCCCTTCGCGACCTGGGAAGAGTCCGCCCTGGACGCCATCGCCATCATGGGCTGGTCGAAGGTCAACTGGACCTTCGAGATGATGTGCTACAAGTGGGAGACCTTCAACGGGTTCGGCTACGCCAATATGGGGCGGCCCTCCCCCTATGTCTGGTCCGGGACCAACATCTACGTCCAGGGGAAGTACGTCAGCGATGGCGTCTATGACCCCCAGGCGGTGGACCAGCAGGTTGGCTGCGTCCCCATCTACCTCCGCCTCATGGAGCTGGCTGGCGAGACGAAGGTCAGGGAGGAGAGCACCCAGCTGGTCCTCCTGGACCGGGTCAGGCTGGCCGCAAAGGGCACCATTGCCGGCGTCGCCGCCTGGGCTGGAGGCACCGCAGCCACCGATACGCAGACCCTCTTCAACATCGGGGCCGCTATCGCCATGGTGGGGATGGCCGCCATCATCTGGTGGCTGGCCAACAAGCTCGACAATATGCTCGTAACCGCCTATAAGGATGGACGCTATGTGCCGAGTGGCGCCGATCCTGAGACCCCCCGTCCGGCACCTCCACCCCCAGTACCAGTAGTAACCGAGAAGGAACCTAGCATGAACTTCGCACTCTTCCTGCCCCTGATCGCTCAGGTCCTCCAGGCTGTCATGACGAGCGTCGCCCAGCAGCAGCCCGGCCAGCCCCTACCGCCCCCGGTAGTGCAGCCGCCCATCATCCCGGTGCCCGTCGTGCCGGTGCCCCAGCCGCCCTCGGATGGCACGATGGACCGCTTCCTCAAGAACCTCCTCATGGCTGTCCTCATGGCGGCTGCGAACGAGGTAATGAAGGAGCTGCCGAACCTGATGGCGAAGCAGAAGGCGTAACCGAGAGGGGCGAGGGAGACCTCGCCCCCACTAGGAGATGGGACATGGTGACGGGAAAGATCGAGAACCCCCTGGCCTTCGGGCTACCGGAGGTAGTGCGGTGGCTGGAGAAGTGGACGCCAGACGCCGGGAAGTGGCTTCGTCTGGTGGCGGACGTTCAAGAGGGCAAGGCCGTCGTTTGGGCGGCGGGACGGACGAAGTCGGCCCTGGATGGCCTGCTGATCCTGGCCCTCCCAGAGATTGGCCTGACTGACCGCGCCCAGGTGGTCGGCCTGCCCCATAGGGGTACGGAGGCCCGAAATGCCCTCATTTCAGCCATGGTAGCCTTCCTCCAAGAGAGGGGCTATACTAGGGTCGTGGCCGGGAATGACACTGGCCGGGATGACGCAGTCTGGCTCAGGGCCTACCAGTCCGTGGGCCCCGTAACCCGGAAAGTCTCCCTCTTCGAGTTCAATGTGGAGCCCAAGCGTGGACAAGATCAGCAGGACGATGTTCGGCGGCAGCGAGCAGAAGTCCGAGTCAGTCAGCAACCCGGTAGACCTCAACCCGTTCGCGAGCCTCCGACCGGAGTTCGGCGCCACACTGCAAGAGCTATACAGGAGCGGTGGCGCACCGGAGTTCAGCGGCCGGTTCGGACCAGCCGGCGCGGCGGAGAACCGAGCCCTAGCGGGGATGGAACAGGGGGCGTTCGACCCGACCCGGCGCCAGTACCTACAGGATAGCATGGAGGGGAAGTATCTCCCGGGCCAACCGGGGGGTAACCCCTTCTTCACGGCCGCCGTCGAAGCGGCCCAGCGGCCCACCCTCCAGGGCCTCCAGCGCACCCTCTCCCGAGGCGTCCCCTCGCAGTTCCTCATGGGCGGCCACTCCACGGGCCCCCGGGGAAGCTCCGCGTTCGACCGCGCGGGAAACATCGCCATTGAGGGCGCCCAGAACATGATCGGCGACATCGCCACGAAGATGGGGAACGAGCAGTTCACCCAAGGAAGACAGCTGCAGCAGAACGCTGTCCAGCTCTCCCAGGCAGACCTGGATGGGATGGTGAAGAACCTCACCGCCCAGTCGCTCCCGCGCGCCATTGACAACTCGAACGTAGAGCTGGGCCTCGGGACGCACAACAAGCGCATCGAGTCGCTCATGGCGGCTCTGCAGATGATGGCCGGGATCACCTCCCCGAACATCGCCAACCAGCAGCGTTCGACCAGCTCGGGCACCTCCGAGACGGGCGTCCTGAACGCGATTGGTAACCTCGGAAAGGGCCTCGGCTCCATGCCGAAGGTGCCTGGGATCGCGTAAGCCATGGCCAACCCCTTCTCCTACATCACCGATATGATGGGAATTACGACCCCGGAGCCGGAGCAGCCGATGGCTGTCCCGACCCCGCTGCCTGGAATGTCCACGGGCAGCGGCTATCCCATCGAGCGGCAAGCCTATGACAGCGGCCTGATCGGCCTCTTCGACAAGATCATGGGCACCCCGACCGCCGACCAGATCGGGGCGAAGTACATCGGTGAGAACAAGAACATGGCCGAGGGGGAGCGCCGCCTCAACATGGACGCGCAGAACCGCATCATCAAGCGGGTCAACCAGCTGCGCGACGAGAACGAGGACGAGCAGCCCTATCAGACGTTCAAGAGGGCCTTCTCGGACCCCGCCATCCTGGGCGAGATGCACCGCGTCCCGCCCGACGTGATGCAGACCCTCGTCAAGTCGATGTCGGAGGCCACCCAGCGTCCGTCCAAGTCGGTCATCATCCCGGCTGGCGGCAGGGCCGTCACGGAGGACCCGCAGACCGGCCAGCAGATCGGGAGGGGCATCGCCAACCCCGAGGCTCACATCCAGACCTATGAGTGGCTCATGAAGCGGACGGACGCGGACCTCGCGAGGCTGGCCCTCGCCCAGGGTGCCGTTCGGGCGCCGAAGACCGACTCCGATAAGGAGCAGGCCTGGCAGCGCCTCATCCAGGCAGGGAAGGCCACCCCGGAGACGCGCGATAAGATGATCGCGGGCTCCCTGAAGGAGGTTAATATCCCCCTCGGGAACGGCACCACCGTGGCCATGATCCTGGACTACACGGACCCCGGGAAGCCGGAAATTCTCTGGAAAGGCGTCGCTGAGGCGGGTGGCATCACCCCCCTCCCCGGCCCGCCCTCGATGGGCGTCCCTGGCGCCACGCCTCCGCCGCCTGGGCCGGTCCCTGGCGCGCCTCCTGCGCCGCCCGCACCCACCCCGCCCCCGGCGCCCGTTCCCCCGCCAGCGCCCGTCCCTGGGACGCCTGCGCCCACTCCACCGCCTGGGCCGGGTCCCACTGTCCCGGGCATCCCGCCGAGGCCCGCTTTCACCCAGCCTGGGTCCTCGCTGCCGCCCGGGGCGACGCCCCCGCCTGGGCCGACCACGCCCCAGGGCACCCCCATCGTCCAGCCGCCCGCCCCCCTCCCCTTCGGCGGGCCGCCCCAGGGCACGCCGCAGAACCCCCTCCCGCCCCCGAACGCGCGGAACCCCGTCGAGCCGTGGGACGCGAGGAAGAAGCTCCTCCAGAACCCCTCTGGCATGTTCGACGCGGCTGGCTTTGGCGCTGGTGGCGTGACCGCCATCGGCCGAGCCCTCGGGCAGTTCGGCCACCTCTCCCGCTACAACGCGGATATGAGCGCCAAGCAGGACGCCCTGGTGGTGATGGACCACGCCATCACCGACCTCCTGAAGGACGGCCGCGAGCTGAAGGAGGACGCGAAACTCCGCAGCGCCATGCTCGCCTCCCGGCTGCGCCTGGACGACAACCCCTCGTCCGCGCTCAACCGCGCGATGGCTGCGCACGACATCTTCATGCAGGAGCGCAACCGTCTCAACACCATCCTGAACCAGAAGAACAGCGACAACCTGCCCCGCCTGCCCGCGAACAGCCCCCGTCGCGCGAAGCTGGAGCAGAAGGTGGAGGAGATCGACCAGTACCTCGCCACCCTCCCCGACATGGACAACATGCGGGCCCAGGCGAAGGACTACTACGACAATGGCGTCCCCAACATCTTCAAGTCGCTCCCGCCCATGAGGGACATCATCGAGGGCGGACGGAAGAGCGCGAAGGAGTTCCAGGATAGGATCACCCCGACCCCGCCGCCGACCCGCAGCGTGGCCCCGCCGGGGACCCTCACCCCAGAGGACAAGGCGGCCGCGCCGCAGCTGGAAGCGATCCAGAAGATGGATCGCCAGGCCCTTGAGAAGTTCTACTCGGAGGCGGGCGGGACGAAGATGAAGGATCGCGCCGTCCACGACGCGATCCTCGCCCGCGCTAAGGAGCTGCTCGCCATCGAAGAGGCTAAGGCGAAGGACCTGAAGAAGAACCCGCAGGGGCCCCCGCAGTAATGGCCAAGACCCTAGAAGAGATCATCGAGGAGAACCGCCCGACCCTGGAGGACATCGTCCGCCAGGAGACGGAGGCTGCGCGCCCGACTGCAGGCACCCGCGCGATGGAGCTGATCGGGAAGGTCACCCACGCGCCCGATCAGCTCCTCAGCCAGCTCCCGCCCTACCGCGCCATCAAGAGCACCTTCTCCCCCGTCCTGGAGGGGTTCAACACCCAGTTCGCCAACACGATGGGGCTCCCCGTCGAGATGGTGAACGAGGCGATGTCCTACGCGAAGATGGACTTCCTGGACAACCCCGGGAACGCGATGGACTCCGTGCGGAAGGCCTTCAAGGCCTTCGGGGTGAAGACCTACTCGGGCGAGGCCGAGGGACTCCTGCAGAAGATCGGCGAGGAGGGCTTCCGCCAGGCGCTCTTCTTCGGCGCCCTTCGCGCTGCCGCGCCCACCATGGCGGCCCCCTCCCGCGTAGCCCCCACGCAGGCCACCATCGGCGAGCCCATCATGCAGCCGGGCTTCAACCGTGGCCCCGGCCCCATCGCCCCCGTCGCTGAGGGCGGCCCCTTCATGGCCCCCATCGCCGAGATGGGCACGCAGATGGGCCGCGCCGCTATCGAGAAGCCCATGACGACGGCGGTCGGCGCCGGTGGCGCCTCGGTCGGTATCCCGGTCGGCGGCAACCTGGGCGAGACGGGCGGCAACATCCTCGGCCCCATGCTGACCGACGACCCCACCACGCAGGGCGTCATCGCCGAGACGGGCAAGACGCTGGGTGAGTTCAAGGGTGGCATGGCGGGGGCCATCGCATCCACCTACGCGGGCACGAAGATGCGGGTCATCCCCCGCGCCGAGCGCCCCTCCATCAGGCCCCGCAGCGAGCCGGTCATCTCCCCCCTCGCAGACCCCGAGATCGCACGCGCCCGCGCGGGCGAGATGCTCCAGCGCACCCTCACCGCTATGGACCGCGAGCTGACGGAGAACGTCGCCGCAGTCGGGGCGAAACTGCGGGCGGGCGACGACCCGGCGAAGTACGGGGCCGAGCTGCAGCACCGCATCTCCATCGTGAAGGACCAGGCCCGCGCGATCCAGAAGGAGGCCTACGACCGCGTCCCCAACCTCCCTATCGTCCCGAACGAGACGGCGAACGCCGTCGAGGCGATGCTGAACGACACCAAAATTCCTCTTCAAAATAAGCCCATCGCCATCCTCAACGACCTGCGGAACCTGCTCGGGATGGAGGCCTTCGATAGCGGCAACCTCCACGTCAATAAGCCCACCTTCAAGCAGCTGAACGAGTTTCGCCGCACCATTCAGGACCTGCGCTGGGGGACGAAGGCGAACCCGGTCACGGGCACCCCCGCGAACCAGCACCTAGGTGAGCGCCTCCAGGTCCTAGAGGACGCCATCTTCAAGGATATGGAGAACTCGCTCGGCGACCACGTCGATGGCTGGCGCTTCGCCTCCAACCTCACCAAGCAGCTGAACGACCGCTTCACCCGGGGCCCCATCGGGCAGCTACTGGGGCTGGACCACCAGTCCACCGAGCGAGTCCGCCCCGAGGACGCCGCGCGTTTCCTCCTCTCCAAGCCGGGTGGGATGCCCGCCGTCGTTGAGGCTGGCGGCCCGCTCCCGAAAGCGGGGACGGACTACCACATCGACGAGTTCGGCAAGAGCAGCGCCACCACCGTCAGGCCGGGCTACTACGACCCCAAGACGGGCCGCTTCGTGGGCTCCAATCAGCCCGAGGGGACGAAGGATATGCTGACGGCGGCGGACCAAGCGATCCGCTCTGAGTTCCTCGGCGCCGCCGAGCAGGCCGCCCTCGCGCAGTATGGCACCCCCGAGAAGGCGCAGGAGGCTGCCGCCAAGGGTGGGGCCGCGTGGTTCAACCGGGTCAAGCGCGACATCGAGCTGTGGACCCGCGCCTACTCGGACATCAAGGACACCGTCTCGAAGAACGAGAAGATCATCACGCAGAAGCGGGAGTGGGAGCGCGGCACCTTCGCGCAGTACCACGACCGGAAGAACCCCGACGAGGCGGTTGCGAACCTCCTCGCCAACCCCAAGCCCACCGAGGAGGTCCGCCGCCTCATCGTCGGGATGAAGCTGAAGGACGGGACCCGCGACGAGGACGCCGTGAAGGGCCTCGGCCGCGCGATGATGGACCACCTCATCGCCAACTCCACCTCGCCCGAGAACGCGATGACGAAGCTGGCGAACACCCGCATGAGGGGCGCCTATGAGGCGGCCTGGGGTGAGGACGGCCTCGCCCGGGTCGAGCGCATCCTGACCGCAGCTGCCGCCGCCAAGCAGCAGGACCTAGAGATCGCCAAGGGGCCGGTGAGGAGCGTCCTGGGCGCCATCTCGGGCGTCCTCGCCAACTGGGGCGGCCATCTCGCCGCCGCCGCCTCCCCGGGCGGTGGGTACGGACAGCTGCGTTACCCGGCCGTCTTCGGCCGCAAGGCGAACGCGATCCTGGAGTCGATCTACCAAGTGTCCAACCCGATGGCGCTGATGTCGGCCGCCGTCTATGACCCGGCTGCCGAGTCCATCCTGATGACGCGGCTCCCGGAGAACATCACCGAGTCCTACCAGTTCCTCAAGAAGATCAGGGCCTTCAACACCCTCCAGGAGATGACCTACAATAAGAGCATGAAGGACTACATGCTCCGGTACAAGCGCGAGCAGGAGGAGGGGCCGCAGGTCCCGCAGTCACGCTGATGGCCAACCCCTTCGACGCGATCACCGCCGAGCCTGCCCCGCCCACCGTGGCGGAGGAGACGATGGCCCAGCTGCGTCAGAACCCGCGCATCGAGACGATGGAGCGGATGGTGAAGGACCCCGGCTCCCTCGCCTCCGTGCGAGGTTTCAAGGCCCTCTTCGACTGGCTGGGGAAGACCTACTCGGGGGACCCGGGGCAGCAGAGCACCATCTACTCGCGCCCGACCATCCCCAACACGCCCTTCCCGAACGAGGAGGCGCCGAACCCCTTCGTGGGGGCGTCGCAGCTGGCCGAGCAGGCGGTGCGGCTCCCCGTCGAAGCGGCCTCCCGCGTGGCCAACGCACCCCCGGGCGAGCACAATCCAGGCGACGCCCTCACCGCCATCCTCCCCGTCATCGGCGGCTCGACCTTCCGCGCGGCCAAGGGCGGCTTCGCGGGCGAGGGCGCGGCCTTCCGAGGGAAGCCCGCCCCGAGCGCGCCCGAGCACGTCGCGCAGATGAAGCAGGCGGCCCCGGCCGAGTTCAAGGCAGAGCTAGAGGCGGTCGTCGCGGAGATGCAGGGCATCCAGGGCGGGGCCCGGGCGGCAGCGAAGGGCGCGAAAGAGGCGGGCTCCCACCCCGCAGTGGATCGCCTTGCCAAGGTGGCGGACAGCCCCCAGATGATGGAGGCGGCCGACAGCGCGGCGGCGTGGCGGCTGTGGATGAAGCACAACGCTGGCGAGAAGGAGGTCGGGGTCTTCGGCGCGGTGCCAAAGAAGAAGGGTGCGAAGCCCGCTGAGGGCGAGGTCCCCATCATCGAGGGCACCCACGGCGGGAAGGACCCCCGGAAGGAGATCATCCCCGAGACGCCCGGCCGGTTCGACCCCAAGAAGCGCTCGGCCGAGTACCGCAAGGAGGCCTATGATAAGCGGGAGGGCGCGCAGATGCGGCTTAACCACCCGCCCATCGAGGACCTCCTCATCAAGGAGTACGGGGCGGGGCTGACCCCCCAAGAGCTAGGGCGGCGCCTCCAAACGGCCATGGGCTACCCCGACAAGGGGCCGCCGATCATCACCGGGAAGATGGTCACGGCGAAGCTGAAAGAGCTTGCGGACAAGGGCCGCGTCGAGCTACTCGGCGGCGCCGGTGCGGCT